TGTACGATGGATTGAGGGAGATTTAATTCCAACTATGGATGGAACTCATAGAAGATTCATTCAAGCAAATAACAGAGCCTATCCTGTTATGATACAGACCGTATTGCAAGAACGTCATCCAAAGTGGAAAATACATCATATTAAAGCGTATGATCCTGTAACGTACAAACCAACTTGGCATCAGAAATACCCAGACAATTACTTTAAAGATATTGAGGCGGAAATTGGAACGTTAGCTGCATTGGCAGAATTTAACAACGAGCCACATGTTGAAGGAACTATTTTCAAAGAAGAAATGATACAATGGGGCAAACGCCCTAGAATAGATCATTTTAAAATTATTATAGCACATTGGGATGTTGCCTTTGCAGGTTCTGCTACATCAGATTATAATGCTGTTAAAGTTTGGGGTTTGCAAGGCACCAACTTCTGGCAAATAGATTGTTTTGTAAAACGCTCTAAAATGCGTGCTCCAATTGTTTGGATGTGCGAATTTCAAAAGAATTTGCCAGAGAATGTAATTGTGCATTGGCGGTTTGAAGCGCAATTCTGGAATGATGAAATACAACGGACAATTGCTGAAGTTGAAGATGTGTATGGCTTAAAACTAAACATCATAAAAGTAAACATTCCTAAAGTAAAAAAATATGATAGGATGTTAACGCTGCATCCGTATTATCAAAATGGGCGTATTTATTATGATGAAAAAATGAAAGCTCATAATGATACTAAAGTAGGTATTTCTCAATTAATGGGATTAGAACCTGGTTACAAAACCAATGATGATAGTCCAGATGCTGACGAGCAATGCATCACAGAATTAAGCAAGTACATTTATTCGGCTCGTAACAATAGAAAGCCGATAACTGGCAAATACCAACGCAAAACAAGATTTTAATTATGGCATATAAATTCTTAACAACAGCAGATTTGCAATCGCAAATTATTGATCAGTTTTTAACTGAGAGATCTGCAGAACCACAAACTACAATTCTTGAAGATTTAGAACTTCAAAACATTGCAATTATCAAAACAAAATTAAAAGGACGGTTTGATGTTGAAGCAATTTTTGAAGCTACTGAAACTGATAGACATTACTTAATTATTCGCATCCTGGTTAAATTGGTGTTATATGATTTTATCCGCAGAAACGCTTCACGTAAAGTTCCTGCAGATTACGTAAAGGAATGGGAATGGGCAATGAAAACCCTTGAAGCTATAAAAGCCGGAAAAGAAGTGCCAGACGGTTTGCCATTAATTACTGTTGATGGAAAAGAAGTTGCAAGAGTTACAAGTGGTAATAATAAAAATAGTGATTTCTATATTTAAAAAAGATGAAAAAAAGTTTTACAGATAAAGTAATTGATAAAGTTTTAACGTTTATTCCAGACGGAAAAATAAGAGTAGAAGCTGCAATAAGAAGCGAAAGCAAAAACAAAACAAAGCTGACTGAAATTAAACGAGCTTCAACCTTATTTCAACCAAAAACATTAAAAGATTGGAAAAATGCAGTTGCATTGGCTACGGATCCAGAAAACCCTAGTTTTTTGTTTCTAGCAGAATTGTACGAAAACTTAAAGTTAGATTCTCATTTGGTTTCGGTTATTGAAAGTAGAATACACCGAGTATTGCGTTCTAAATTTGTTTTTGTAAATGAAGCTGGAGACGAAATACCAGAAGTAAAAGCATTATTTGAACGTCCTTGGTTTGAGGAATTTTTAACAGAAGTAATGTGGTCTAAATTTGATGGTGTAAAAGTGTTAGAGATTTTTCATGTAAATGAAAATTTAGAGCTCTTTACTGCAGAGTCTATTCCGATGGCGCACATCAATCCAAAAAAAGGCTTGATTCTAAAAGAACCAGGAGACGAAACTGGTTGGGATTATAGATCTGGAATTTTAGCTGATTACTATTTGCAAGTAGGAAAAGATACTGAATTAGGAATGCTTTCTGAAATTGCAACTTTGGTATTGGCCAAAAAGCTTGCAATGGGTTCTTGGTTAGATTATATTGAAAAATACGGAATTCCGGCAAAGTCTATTACAACCGATAATATGACACAAGAACGTTCAGAGGAATTGCTGCAAATGGGGTTAGATATGATTTCTAATCATGTAGCGGTTTTACAAGGCAATGAAAAAATTGAATTCGGTTTTTTACCAACCACAGATGCTCACAAAGTTTTTGACGAGATGATATCGCGTTTAAATTCAGAAATTTCTAAACGTGTGCTTGGCCAAGATGGAACATCTGACAATAAAGATGCTTCTGGTAATTATGGATCCTTAAAAATACTGCAAGAAGTTGCAAACGATCGACATGAAAGCGACAAACTTTTTGCGCAGTACATTATCAACGAAAAGTTAATACCTAGACTTCTAAAATTAAGCTCTTTTTACGCGCCGTTAGCAAACCTTTCTTTTGATTGGGACACTACAGAGGAAATGGAAAAAGGAACCATGATTGACAAAGCTGTAGCGTTAACCAATGCAGGTTTTGTTTTAGATCATGAAATACTAGCAACAAAAACAGGAATGCCAATTACTGGTTTTCAATTTGTAGTTCCACCAGATCCATCAACTGAAGATCCTAAAAAAAAAAGCAAAAGCCAACAGTAAAGAAATAACATCGTTTTATAACAATCAACACGTTTGTGGAAATCACGAGCCAATTGTAGAAGCTGTAGATATTTCTTCCTGGTCCACATTAATAGATCAAATTGCAAAAGACTTGCATAATGGCAAATTAAAACCTGCAGATTTGTCTGAAGGTTTAATAACCAAAACATACAACGAGCTCCAAAAAGGTGCTGCTGCAGGTTATGGTAAAAGTTGGATAAAATTTGATACTACCAATTCTAAAACAGTACAAGAGTTAAAACAAAACTTGTACAGATTCTCTGGTGCAAAAACCTATCAGCAATTAGCAGAAATGAATAGCTTTTTAGTGGATGAAAAGGGCAAAATACGCTCTTACAGCGAATTTAAAAGAAAGGTAGATGTAGTTCATAAAAAATACAACAGAAACTATTTACAGGCAGAATATCAAACAGGAAAGAGATCTGCGCAAGCTTCTAGACAATGGAAAGGTTTTGAAGATAATCAAGATCTATTTCCGAATCTAAAATACATGCCGGTTGCAGATGATAAAGTTCGCTAAGATCACAATAAACTGCACTGAATTATAAAGCCAGTTAATGATCCTTTTTGGGATTCTTATTATCCGCCAAACGGATTTAGATGTCGTTGTTATGTAAAACCAACAACTGAAACTGTTACAAATAGAAAAATTACAACAGAACCAGACAAAGGCTTTGGATTGAATGTTGGTAAAACAAATGAAGTTTTTAACGAGCAACATCCGTATTTCACTTTTCCTGCAGGAGATCAAAAAAATGTACAAAAAGCATTTGAAAACTTTAAACTATTAGCTCCTTATGGCAAAGCTCGTTATTTAGCAAACAAAGCCAAAGTATTTGTAAATCCGTTTGCAGATGCAAGTCCAAGAGAATTAATTGGTAATTATAAAGTTGCCATTAAAATTGCTGAAGAGTTTGATGTTGATGTAAAACTAACGCCTCACGTTCTGATTGATAAAAAGAGAAATCCAGAGTATTTAATCAACAATAAAATTGCTGACAGAAAATCTCCAGAAGGAAAAAGTTTAAGAAACATATTAACCAAATCTAATAAACAAGAAGTTGAAATACTGGTGGTGGATTTACAAAACAGCTCTAGAACTGAAAAAGCTATTTTGAATGAATTAGCCGGTAAATTTAGAATTGAAACTAATTATGAAAACATTAAAGAAGTAATTATTGTAAGCAAAAATAGAAAGGAATTAAAACGATACAAACGTTCTGAAATTAAAAAAAGCAAGAAATAAATTCCTTGCTTTTTTAACGTGGTTCAAGAACGAAGTCGAGAAGCGTTATGCAAATATAATAAAAAATGGGTAAGATTAACAAAACGCCGGACTTTTTAAAAATGGCAACAAAACTAAAAAAAGATGTTGTGCGCCATTCATCCGTTGAAGGAGTTACTTTTTTTCAAGATAGTTTTCAAAATCAAGGTTTTACAGATGAGTTTTTTGAGGATTGGGACAAAAGAAAAAACGATTTAGATCCTGGGCGAAAAGTCCTGGTTAAATCTAGTTTCTTAATGAACTCAATTCAAGTGTTTGATAAGAATGAGAAACGCATCACTTTTGGATCTGATGCAGAACACGCAGAAATTCACAATAATGGAGGAACTGTTAAAATAAACATCACTCAAAAAGCACGGAAATACTTTTGGTTTATGTTTAAAGCTACCGGTGTTGGTATGTGGAAAGCGATGGCGCTTACAAAAAAACAAAGCATAACTATTACAATACCAAAAAGGCAATTTATAGGAGAATCTGCAGTATTAATGGGCGATTACGATTCTTGGCTGAAAAAAGAAATATTAAAACGATTTAAAAATTTATAAGATGGAATTAAAAGGTTGGGATAAATTATACCAGGAACTAGCAAAAAAAGTAAGTGATACAATTGATAGTATTAATTGGATTGATCTTTGGCACAATCAAGTTGGCTTTTTAGTAGAGGAACATCCGTTTCCTACGCCTGCTTTATTTATGGCATTTAGAATTTTAAACGTAGAAGATTTGTCAGAAAAAGTACAGCGAGTACAACTGCAAATTGACATGTATTATTTTTATGAAACTTTTTTAGACACCTATCAAGGTGCATACAACGAAGATGATGCCTTAGATTATTTAGACAATTTAACAGCCATACACAAGTTGTTTCATGGTAGTTCTGGAGAAAATTACGCAGAAATGCGCAGAACAGGATTAGCTGCAGTAGATACTGGTAGCTCTGGCAATTTATACAGACAAACTTTTACGTGTGCTGCAGTAGATGCATCGGCTTTAAATGAGTTTGATGTTGTTGTACCAGGAGAAATAAATTATGCAAAAGGAGAAGCTCCAGAAGTGGCAACAGAACCTTTGTATAGAATTCCGTTAAGCGGAAATTAATTTGGTTCTGTAATAGATAATGTTTTCTATGGTTTTTGGCGATAAGTAAAATTGCTCCCCCAATTTTACGAACATATATTCTGGGCTGTATATTGGCACTCCCTTATATCGTTTATTGAGCCATTTAGATTCGTACTCTTTTCTGATATCGTTGTATTTTCTTTCTGTTTCAGACGCCATTAACTCAAAAATAGCATTTTAAATATGATTTTGCAATAGCAAAGCGTAGTATTTCTGAAATATTTATAATAAAAAAACCGCTCAAAATTGAGCGGTTTTAAAATTGCTATGAAAAAGAATGTGTCTTTGACACTTTTCAAATATACTAAAATTCTGGTTCTTTCAAAAACTTTAATTTAGATTTTGCAAATTCATTGTTTGGTTCTATTTTTAATATTTCCTGGCAACTTGCAATAATGTCTTTGTAGGCTTTAAATGTAATCTTTTTAAAACGTTCTTTTTCTGAATGATCCTTTTTATTATCTTGCCAACTTTCTGTTTTTGGTAGCTTAAAATTTTTATATCTATTGTAATAATCATCAAAAATATATTGATTTGCAGTAATTATTCTATCGTATATTTTTACAGATTTAGCACCTTTTTGTATCATTTTATCTAAAACTTGTAAGCCTTCAAACACACCAAGATCTGTTCTATGAGAGCCTCTAATGTTTTCTTTTAGAATTGCTTCTGATAAAAACCAATAATATTCTAAATTTGTACTATCAATTTCAATGGCTTTTTTGTAGTTGGGTATTGCTTTGTAATACTTTCTCTTACTTGATTGCTCTTTAGCCAAACCAAAGTATTCTGATGCTGTTTGTGCTGAAGTTACAGACGTAAAAAAGAAACAAATTATAGTTATAAGTGTTTTCATAATGTATTATTTTAAGATTTCTTTTACTTTTTCTAGATTTAAAACTGGCAAATAATACTTAATTAAATGATCTGCAATCTTTATTTCAGCTTGACGTTTTGTTAAAGGTTCTACAGATAATTCCTTTATGCCTCTAGGCTCGTTGTAAATGTTTTCGTTATTAAAGCTAATTGAAGGATAATATTTGTTTTTATAACTCAAATCTAGTAGCGTGTTAATTCCAATAATTCCTGTTTTGTATATAAACACTCCATCCATATAATTACTAAAAGTAGCATAATAATGATGTTGTTTCCAATGATTTAAAATAAATTGATTCAGATCTGATTGATGAGATTTTAAGTGCTTAAGTATTTCTTTTTCGAAGTGTTTCATATTTTTCTTTTTTAGTAAATGTATTAAACTTTTTCAATATTTAAAAACTCAATCATTGCGCCAGAGAATTCTTCTTGAGGAAACCAAGCTTTAAAGTCATCTACAGATAAACCTTCGTTAGCTGCTATTTGCTCAATTACAGATTGGTTTCTGTAAATGGAATTTACCGACATTTCAAAACCATTATGATCATCATTAGTAATAAAAACTCGATGCGGATCTATACTTGTGCATCTTGCAAATTCTACTTGCTTGCTGCGGTATGGTTTGCCACTCCAATAACGTAAAGACAAAACATGAGTGCCTTTTTTAAGCTGACTTCTAATGTTGCGCCAACGTTGTAAATTGCCTCTAATGGTAGTTTGCTTTTTACCATTTAAAATGCTTTCTACAAAATTAGTATCCTTACCAGCTTCTGGATGATCCTTTGGAAATTGTCTCGAGAATGTTAATACTATTGTTTTCATACTACAGTAATTTTAGTTGTCTATTTTTTGTTAATTCATTTAATAGTGAATCAATTCTTGTCTGTCCTTGCTTTTGAGCATAGAGTATTTGTGCATTTATTAGTATAAACACAATAATGAAAAGACTTTTCATATAATTACTCCCAAAGTAAAAATATTTTTTTTTACAATTATTATAT